ATGTAAGTTACTATAATACTCATTGATTCAGAGGCTTCAGTAGAAAAGCATAAATGATCCGTTCCAGATATAGAAAATTTATCATTGAATACAAATGTTCCATCTTGAGTATAGGGATGATTACGACATAAAAAATAGTCAGTGCCTCCTCCGTCATCATCAATATATAAATTAAAATTTCCGGGGGAACCACCAGTATTACAAATAACTATTGAAAGAATTGTATATATGTGGTTAGCAACTCCATTTATTAATACTTGTTCGGCTGTAGTTGAACTTTGATTAGTTAAAGAAACCTTAACTACCTCTGTTCCATTTCCACTTGGGATTCCACTCATACTATCCTCCTAATACTAATGCTTGATGTGTTGAACTTTGCATAAATGCACCTTTCTGTTTTATCTTTTTATTGGTTGCTGTTTCTAAATCTCCTGCCAGAGTCACATTCTCATTAGCATCAATTGTGATTGCAGTTGCATCTGCACTTGAACTAATCTCTCTTGCTATATCTGCAACATCTCTTGCTCTGCTCATATCACTTACCTCTTAAATCGTTTCCTATGTACATGAGTATCCTTTATTGTTGTATTTCCTGAATCACAAATGTGGTTACTCCAGTAGCCGCCCAATCTGCAGTAGAATTACTTGTATAATTGACGTAAAAATCTGTATCACCATCTCTGCATTGGCCTCGTATTGTATAAATTGTTTCAGTTGTTCTTGCTATATTTGCCCATAATCCAAAATTTAGCATATCCATGTCATTTGCATCTGCATGGGAACCTCGATGAGTAAAATGACATTGATTTGTATGACCTGTTACTCCTTTTGGTTCTACTTGGCTACTCCCAGTAACATCGTATAGGTCAAAATTCCATATTGCGGTAGTACCTCCTCCAGAAACAGGTATCCAAAATTGCATGAATAATTTATTTGAAGTAGAAGTAGGAGTAATTGTGACTCTATTACCAGTGTGCATTTCAGTAAAGGCATCATTCTCAAAAGTGTACTTAGTGGCGTTTGTAGTACCTTTTGTTTGAATTACATGACCAGCAGGAAATGTCCCTGCCGTTATCGTTGTATTATGCAGAGTAGAAGCACCAGAATCGCCAATCTCAATAGCATAAGAAGCATCATTAATATCTTGGTCCTGCCCTTTGATTAGGGTTTTATTCCCTGCTCCACTTCCACTTCTGATTGAAAAATTTGCCATAGTTATCCTTTTTTGTATTTAGTTTTTACTGCCTGTCTTTTTGCAGTTATGTCATCCCACATTGTCGAATCACCTTCTTCCTTTTCTGCCAATGCAACTACAACGTCTGTGATGCTTGGATATGCCCCGGCCCTGTCTCTTTGGTATTCGTTTGCTTGGTATTCTGCTTGTAATGAAGTCTTTTTCTTTTTTACATCGTCAAATGTAAATTTTAAAGCTGACCCATCATCTAAAAGTACTCCTGATAGGTCTGTAAATTCATCACCTTCACCCCGTAGAGTTAATCCAGTATTACTGTGATTATCTTTGTATAATTCGACAATTGCGTCTTTTAATGTTATCATGCTTCAAACTCAAAAATTGTTGCTGAAGATTTAGCCATTGCACCTCCTTTAACTGTAAAACCTTGTGCCGAACTTGCACCAAGATTTTTGGCAGAAAAAGTAAATGTAATATCTGCTTTACCTGACCCATCTAGCTGAATTTCTCTTAATTGAAACCCATGACCACCATACGTTCTTGAAGAAGTTCCATACGTTCCCCATGCTTCTGCATATTCATCGTCAATATTTGTAATATCATCTCCTGTTACTACCACTTTCATATTACTTCTACCTTCTGCTGTATCAGACTGGCTTTCTACACTAGCATGAAAAATACAAATAATTTTGGAAGTATTATTTGCTCCTCCATGTGGTGAATAGTCAAAGGTGTGGTATTGAACCCAATTAGTTGAATTAATACTTGACGTGCCAGTTCCAACAATAAATTGCTGAACTTTTAATATGTGACCAGCAGGAAAGGTTGCATTTGTCAGAGTTACTGCTGAAGGTGTTCCTAAATTTGGTGTAGTCAAAGTTGCATTAGCAATAGTAGCCCCAGAGTCTGCCGTTGTGAGGACTGCTCCTCCTGCCTGATCCTGAAGGATTAACTTATTTCCGCTTGTATTAGTGGGTTTGATAATTAGGTCTGGCATAGTTTAACTCTTTGGATATTTGGTTTTAACTGCTTGTCGTTTCTCTTGTAAGGCAGTCAGGTCATCATCTAGGATTGCATGAACGCATTCTTTTATTGAGGGGTACTCTGCTTCACGTTTTCTAGCATATGCACTATTACTATATTCTTTTTTTAACTCCGTAATCTTGCTGTCTACCTCTGCTTTAGAAGGTATAGAATCTTTAGAATTTTCTGGTAAAGAAACTTCATAATCACCTTCGGCATTACTTTTACAATAAAAGCCATTTGGAATTAATGATTGTAGTGCTTCTGTTAAAAAATGATCGTCTGTTTTTTCCATTATGCTTGAATTTCAAAAAGTGTAATATAAGTTGTAGCAAAAGTACCATAAATTTGTGCATTACCTGAACCTCCGTCATCATTAGAAGGATGCATATTAAAATTTAAGGAATAACGTGGAGTAGTCGATCCCGGTGTAGTGTCTAAAAATGAAAGTGACCCCAAATGGTACTGTTCCCCTCCTGAAGCTGCATAAAACTGTGGTTCACTACCTTGAGTTAATCTTGTTCCTGAAACACTATCTCGATAAATTGCATATCTTGATCCCATGCCTGTTCCACTATTTCTAGTATTATAACCCAAAAATTTACACTCAATAAGTACACTATTTGAACTTGATTTTAACGTAATAAAACCTGCCGATGTATATGGGCCTTGTGCCCACCCCCCGGGATCAGTTGAAGTGTACAAAGTAGCGTCTGCATATTGTTTTACTTGTAAAATTTTTCCTGTAGGAAAAGTAACAGCACTTCCAATAGTTACCCCACTTCCTACTGTACCAGTCATTCCAGTTAAACTGGCATTCGGTGTTTGCACTAAAGTTGAAGCCTCTAATGAGCCTGTCCCGGTGATAGTTCTGGTTGAAGTATCATTAGTTAAACTGACTGCATTTGAATCATCCGATATTTTTGCCAGTACAAGATTGTCTGAAATTGTGACATCACCTGTTACTGAATAGGAATCAGATAACATAACTTGGTGATCTGCATATGTGCCTGATAAATCTGCAGAGGTTTGTTGCTTTATCCCACCATCCAGTTTCAATGCTCCACTCATAGTGTCACCCGAACTCTTTAAGGCATCAGGTAAAGCAAAACTTTCCACTACATCTATCCTGACAATGTCTCCATCTGCAGGAGCACTATTGAAAGTTACTGCAGTATTTGATTTTGAATAATCATCAGATCCCCCCTCTACCAGGAGGACTCCATTTAACCATACATTTACATGATCTCCAGAGTCAGAGGGGACAGAAAATGATGTTGTTCCAGAACTGGTGTCTGTTGCCTGGAGGAACTCATATTTCTGGATTGAAACTCCAACCTGTTCTGATTGTTTTCCTAGATAAGGCATTTTAAGTTATTTCCATATACGAAATTATTATGTCCAATGCACTTGCTGTATCACTTTGTGCATAAATTTTATCACCATGTTGAAGCACAATCTTATTACCTGCCATTATTTCCAGGGATGATGAATTATTAATTGGTGCATCTTTAATTAAATAAGTTGATTCATTATTATTTGATGCTCCAGAATTTGTACTTGTTGCAGTAGTTGATACTATCTGGACTGAAGCCTTAATTGTTCCTGTACTTTTATTACTTAACATTACCCCTAAAACAATTGTAGTAGTAGAACTTTGGACCTCATATAATTCTTCAAGTGATGTCGTAACATTTGCTTCATTTGTCATTCTGAAAGTATTTGCCATTTAAATTCCTTTCATCCTAAAGCAACACTAAGGGCCGTTACATCATCAAGAGATGCTGCAGTAAATGATGCTGTTGAGGCAGATGTTGCTCTACCTTTTGCATCAAAAGTAATAACTGGGATTGCAGATGATGATCCATATGAACCAGCAGATACTCCTGAAGCTGCCAGGGTTAATGCAAGAGATGTTGTCCCAGAACCTGTTGCATCTCCAGAAGCTGTTATTGTCTGGTTTGCAGTTAAATATGTTGAGGTGTCAATATCATAAGTTTCTGAACCTGTTCTTTTGACTAACCCGGTATCACTATCCGGGATGTCGGTGTGCATGAGGGCACCTGCACTATTGACATTAGTTGCATCAGTTACGTCTGCACCAGTTTCAATCCCATCCAGTTTAGTTTGATCTGCAGTTAAGAAAGTACCTGTAGTTAATTTCAATGCAGCCAGACCTGCACATTCACTATCCATTAAGGCACCTGCAGCCGTTACATTAGTAGTGTCTGTTACATCAGCACTTGCCTCTATTCCTGCAAGTTTTGTTTTTTCTGAATCAGTATATGCATTAGTGTCTGATTCTCCCTCATAGGCACTTTTAATTTGTGCCCCTGTTTGATCTGCAGTTGCAGAAGTTTCTATACCATCTAACTTAGTATGATCTGCATCTGTAAAGGCATTAGTATCTGACTCCCCTTCATAAGCAGATTTGATTTCTGCCCCTGTCATATTTCCTGATGCACCATCCTCTACATTAAGGAAAGTAAGCAGAGTTGATTTATTTATCCCCAGGGTTATACTCCCAGTTGTTGTTACTGGAGAACCTGAATCAACTTCAATCCCATCTGTTCCAGTTATCCCAACTGATGATAACCTGGTGGCCCATTCAGTTGCATAATCTGTTGTTCCATTTTTAGTTAATATCTGGTCATCTGTTCCACCTGCAGGTACACCTCTTTCTGCAATGCCAGTATCCAGACTCTGAAATGCATCATTGACAGTTTCACCCCATTTACCTCTACTGGACTCTGCACCAGGAACTGGTAATGTAATATTAAGATTAGTTGTTGGATTTGCCATTATTGATATGTTTCAATTATAAGTTTTCCTTTAGTACCAATACTTCCATCTTTCCCATTATACACACTACTTCCTGCACCATCACTTTCAAGGGGTGTTAATCCATACCATCCACCTTCTGCACCTGCACCTTCAGTTAAAGTGGTGGAAATAAATGAACTTCCATTTCCTGTTGCAGTTGCACTTCCTGCATTCATTGTACCTCTTCCATCAGACCATCCTGCATTTGTTTGGTCAGTATTCGTAAAATCATAACCTGTGATCCCATCATCTAAAGGTCCAGGATATGAACTACTTGATGCAAATGCATGACCTGAAGCACCACTAAGGGTGTAATAATGAGTATTCCCAGATTTTGATGATGCAGTAATCCACACTATTCCACCATAACCTTTCTTTCCTCCTCCTGCAGTAAGTATATATGGATCATCTGTTACTAAAGAATCTCCAGTAAAAACTATATCTGGAGCATCATTCCCTTCTTCTCCATGAAATGCTCCATATGCCATTTGGTATGATGCAGTATGTACTTGCATTGCACCCATTGAATGAGAGGTTGGAAGGTCTGGGTATTTTGCTCCATTTATACTATTATATACATGTGCCGTTATACCTGCACTTTGCAGAGATTGTGATCCTCTTCCTGCAGTCAGATATGGAGTACTACTAAATCCTGTCCAGGAAAATGTTACTCCAGGTTTTGTTTCTAATATTGCTTCCAGGTATGCTCCATGTCCTCCAGATCCTCCAACTGCCCTGGTCTGGGTTACTGCACCTCCACCAGTAGGATTATATTTGCTTGTTGTTATTCCACCACCTCCAGATGCTCCATTTCCCCAAATCTTAACTTTTATATATCTTGTTTTTGCAGGGACAGTCCATGAACCATCAGATTGAGTTTCGGCTTGCCCACCAGTTCCAACAGAATATTTTGTATATGCAGTTTTATGAGACTCCTTCCAGACTCCACCATTTAGAACATGAACCTTGAATACAGTTTCCCAGGCATCATCATGCATAATGTATGGTGCTTCAATAGTTTTCCAACTACCTCCATCTAATACTCTTAAAGACTTACCCATTTATGGAATCTCATACCAAACATCACCATTTGCATAACCAGTAGTTGAAGAGGGGGCAGATGTTGAAACTGTTTTTGCTCCCTGTCCATTTGAACCCATATTGAAGTTGGTGTAACTACCAGATGTGCCTGTTACTGCAAGATTAACTGTTTTGTGTGCACTTCCTATTTCACTTCCACTACTTGTAACAGTTATTCCTGCAACTGTTCCTGAACCTGATAGTGCAAATGTTGCATCTGCAACAAGTGCATCAATATTTGCAGTCCCATTTATGTGGAGGTCATTCCATTGCTTTGTATCACTGCCCAGGTTGTGTGTTGCATCAGTTTTTGGTATCAGGTGTGAATTCACAGATGCAGTAACAGTAACATCATCTGTTGTTGCCCCACCAATGGTTGCACTTCCTGTTGCAACAAGTGCCTGGGTTGTTGTGTCTCCAGAAGGAGGTGCACATATAATTGGACCAGATGAAATATGTTTTGGTTCAAGTACCAGGGCAACTGTTACAGTGTCTCCAGACTCAGTTACAAGACCTGTTGAAACTGTAATGGAATTTGCACTTGCAGAAGTAATTGTATGTGTTGCAGGTGCAACTGTTGATCCATTGGTTGCAGAAGTAGATCCCTGGATTCTTACCTTATCTCCTATTTTGAAGTTCTGGAATAAATCTCCAGTTGATGCAGAAATTGTACCTGTACTGGTCCCGGTATTTGTAAATGTAAGTGCACTTGACTGGAATCCTTTTATATCAACATCATCTACTTTAGATCCAATCTCCAGGTCAATCTCATCCAGCGTAGTATGAAGATTCTGACCCCAGCTCTGGTTATCTCCCCCTATTTCGCTTTTGATCAGAGAGTAATTTGTTGTAAATGTGTTTGCCATATTATTGTTTTGTCCAGGTTACTGAAGTAGGACTCTGATTAGCCCATGTAGTTGTTGTTATAGTTTGACCAGTCCAGGTTACAGATGAAGGAGTCTGAACTGTCCAGGTTAATGTGGTATCAGGGAAAGAGTGCCAATCGGTTTGTCCATAATAACCAGTTCCAAATAATCCCTCACCATATAAGTTCCTGCCAATAATTTCATCAGTCCATGTTTCATTCATGAGTAAACATATTTGGGTCTCATAGTAAGTGTTCCACCTGCATATCTACTTTTCTCATCTGCAATTTTCAATTCAAGTAAAGATCTTGCATAAAGACCATCCCATGTCCTGGCACCTTCTGGGTCCATCAAATATGGAGATGCCTGAGTTAAAGTTGAGTAAAGATAAATATCTGGATGGGCCAGTAATAACCAGTTTGCATCTGAATCTGCCTTTGATGCCAATGCCGGAATGTCCTGGTAGTAATTCATTTGAATTGTGTAATTGGTGTCTGGTGTTGGATTGAGTTGTAGAGTCAGACCTTCAATTGTATAGTGAACTGGAATCCCCTCTTTATTTCTTTTTTGCTCCCGGTAGTCATCTGACCGATCTGAGGTTGCATAAAGCAATCTCCTGGGAGGGTCAGTTGATGTGAGTTCTACATTCAACATTTCCTGGAAGTCAGAAGGAAGGGCAACATACTGGGCATTAGTTGTGGTGGTTGCCCTGGTCAACATGTCCCTGGTCCTGAGTATCCTGTTTAATTGTGCTTCTCCCAAGGCAATAAATTCAGGTATCCTTGATGTAAGATCAGATCTGTTTAGCCAGTTGGCTACTGCAGTGTGTAATTCTGCTTTTGTTGATATTGCCATTTATGCCGTTGCTCTTCTAGACTTTTTACCTTTTTTCCTGTTTGTTGACCTGCTTACAATTCTCAGGTTTTTACGATTATTTGTTCCTCCATTCTCAAGAGATTTCTTGTGATCAACTTCTCTTGGGTCACCAACCTTCAATCCAACTATCCTCCTGGCAGCATTTGTTAATGCCCTTCTCCTCTTCTGCTTTTTTGTTTTATGAAAGGGTGCTTCTTTTTTATAGTTTCTTTCAGGCATTTCAACTTAATCTCCCTTCCCAGGTACGAAATGGTTTATTCTCTGGCCTATCCAACCATTTCAAAAGTCTTTTAGTATCCTGGAGGATACCTTTTCTTAATAACTCTGATGCAAGTATTGGGGGAATTTCGGCAACTTTCCTGTCCAATGCCTTTCGATTGACAGGTTGTTCCCGGAGAAATTTAGCGTAGTCTAGTGTTGGTTGGACATCCTGCTTCTTAGTAATATGGATGGTACCATCTCCATCCTCAGTGGTAACTTCTGTTGTGACTCCATCCACTGTTCCCATTGGGGTAGTATATTTTGGCATAATTCTCCATACTCTCTCCAAAAATAGTTATGCCCCTCCCGGAAGAGGGGCAGTTAAAGGGTTAACTAAACTTTAGTTATCATCCACCACAGTCAGCAACTAAGCCATGAGCCAGCTCGTTATCCACCTGCAGTCCACCTTCCCACACCATAAATTTTGAGGCAGCGTCACCGATTGTGGACAGTGGTACAGTCTCAAAGCCTCGCAGTTGGGCTACTTTGATATACTCTGGGTTTAGAACTAACACATCCTTTTCACCTCTGATGAAACGATCTGCCTGTACGCTGTACGTTCCAAAATCACCAATGTAGACACTGACATTTGCCTGTACTTCATCGGCTTTTGTTGGAAGTGCAACAACCTGGGTAGCAGATGCTCTACCACCGAATGCACTTGCCAACTGCTTGTTTGCAGATGACATCAGGATTTGTGTTGGCTGATCTCCAGAATTGTCGTAACAGAGTTTTAAAACTGCTTTTAAAAGCGTTTCTGTGAATGCTCTTGCAGTTCCATCTGTTCTGGCAGTTGATCCGACAGCGGCCTGGGCAGCAGTTGGTCCTGCAGCATCTCCACCACCTTTGGAGATGTTGGTAGCAAGTTTTGCAAGGATACCTGCAGTTGTTCTTGCAGTCCCGGCAGCGCCTGTATTAACAACAGAGTTCCCAAGGATCAGTTTTTCTACGTCCCTCTTGAGTGCTCTGCCGATCAAGGCCATTTGGTGTCCTAATTCGTCTGCAACCCCTGCACGATTTACTGCCATTTGAGTTCCAGTAACTGATACTGCTCTATGCAAAATCTGACACTGGTTAGAATTACGAACAGTGTTATTTGCAGTAGTAGGAGTAATCTCGTTTCCTTCCATCTGGGCCGCTGTACTTACAGCGGGAAGTGCCTCCGTCTGATGTTCAAAAAGTGTGCTTGTTACAGATCTTTTTCCTGCCATCGAAACAGCAGGTGTTTCTTCAGGAGAGATATTATAAATAATATCGGATAAATCCTCCCGGTTACCAATTGCTTCATATGTATCAAAAGAAGCATTGGAATATACTTGTGCCATATTTACCTTTTCTTATAGTTGTCTTTTACAACAGTTGTTTGAAAACTTCGGCAGCATCAGACATTTTCCCTGACTTTGCCAACCTGATTTTAGCCTTGTGAACAGAAGTCTGTTTTTTTGGTTTTTCAGGTGCACTTCCAGGTGATACTGCCCGGATTGCACTTTGTGCAGGTTTGAGTTTCTTTGCTCCCTTACCTGACAATCCAGATGCAATCATTGCAGATCGTAATGCCAGAACTGCCCTTGAATCGTAAACCTGACTAATTTCATCAGCAGAATATCCTATTGAAATAGCATAATTCTTGATGTCATTTTTTTCCTGTTGCATCACCTTCGGGTCTGACCATTCAGGTATTGCACTCATTAAAGCCTGGTGTTGATCCTGGAGGTATACCTGCATTTGCTCCTCTTTTTCGGCTTGCTTAACCTGTTGCATCCGATAGTGCTCTGCCTGTAACTCCTGGGCTTTTTCCTTTTGGGTGCGAAACAATTCCTTCTGTTTCATCCACTCTAAAGGGTCAGATTCCATCAAAGCATCCCAATCCGGTTCCTGGGGTAGTTGGGATTGTTGAATCTGTGCTAATCTTTCCAGACTTTGTTCATACTGCAATCTCTGTTGTTTTGCAGCTTCGACTTCTGCTTGCACCTGCTTCTTTTCATCTGCAAGTGCCTGAGTTTTTTTGGTGTAGTCGCTTTGTCTCTGATACCCTGCAAGTGCTTCCCCAAGGGTGACCTCATGATCCACTCCATCCAACTTAATAGGATAGTATGCTTCTTCAGGTTCCTCAGTTACTGCTTCTTCAGTTTCTTCTGACTCTTCGACTTCAGGAGATGCTTCAACTTCAGTTTCTTCTGCTTCAGGTTCTGCATCTTCTGTACTTGCTTCCAACTGTTGTTGCTTATCGGGTTGCCCGGACAACATACCTGCGAATGCTTCTTCTGCTTGTTGGAGTCCTGTTGCCATTGGTTGCTCCTTGTTTAAAGATTAAACTTTTCTCTTCATAGTCCTGCTTATATCATTCCTATGAAGTTCTCCTCGTTCTATTATAACATTAAAATAGTTACGAACCTGGTCTGTTGCCCATAATAGTTGCCAAAGGATTTCTCTGCCTTTAGAATCACTTGGGTCTGCACCTTTCCAGGTTTCATAATATTGCTTTTCCAACTCGTCAAAAACCTTCTGGAAAAGTGGATCTTTCAGAAGTTGTTTTGCTCGTTCCCCATCTCTTATTTCCTGATCCATTTCACTCATTTGCCTCTCCCAGTAGACCTCCAACTGCACCTGTAGTTAACAAGGGCATCAATACTGACTTTAAATACTGGTTGCCTCTCAGAACTTCAGTCAAAACTTTTTTAGGTGTTTGCCCTGTTTCAATTGCAGTCTTGTTGACTCTATACATTAAGTTCTCCATCCATGTTGCACCTGGTGGCAATCCTGTTCCTGATTTTCCAATTCCTGTATACTTTGAAGATCCACCCCAGATTGGTGCCTGGGCTTTTGCAGGTTCAACCCCTAATTTTTTTGCAAATTCACTGAATGCATCCTCAACTGTTGCATAGATTTCTTTTGATGCAGATTCCCTTAGTTTGGTTGCTTTCTTTCCTGGTCCTCCAATCTTACCTGCAATTGCTCTCATATATCCTGCATCCTGGGTAGTGGGCATCAGGTTGCCTAATAAATTCTGATTAAAAGCACCAACCTTTGGTGCAGATGCAGGGAATATTCCCTGGAAATTTTCTTGTGCATACTTTGGAACTCCTGATACCTTAATATTCTTACCCCCCAACATTACTGGGCCTGGTGTTCCTGCCTGGGCAGATGCAAGAAGATTTTTTGCTCCTGCAAGAGACATCCTTGAATATCCTTCAGGGATTGGCCCAAGAGTTCTTGTTGCAACCTGTTCTCCAATCGGGAGACCTGCTTCATCAAGTGTGTTCCAGTAAGATGCCTGTTTTATATTTGAAGGAACTGCAGTGTTTGGAGAGAGTGCTGCATTCCATCTGATAAATCTCTT